CAGGTGATTTATAATAGTATGCAGCTGAGTTTACAAATGTAGGCTCATTTACCAGAGTAAGCAATGTATCACTATTAACGTTTGCAATTTCTAGAATGTTTATATTTTGCGCGTTTCTAATATCGTTATTAGTTACTTCTGCAGCATAATCTGCCATGATGATATAATCACCTGCAGAAAATTGCGTGGTGAACGTAGTATTATTACCCTGTACAACTCGAGTAATGATGTCTGTCTTTACAGTACCAGCCTTAGCCGCTGTGTTTGCATCAGTTACTATTTCATCTCCCCAGAACCCAGTAATATCAGTGTTGGCGTTTGATACTGAGGTAACTTGTGTAAACTCCATAGCATCGTTAAGCATTTCAAATTGCTTTTCAAACGTATTAAACTTACACAAATAGACACGGAACATTAAGTCCTGATTGTATAGCGGGGCCATATTATTGTCAGCTAGATTAAACAGCTTACCGTCTACATAAGCTGATAGAGGCTGTACATCTTTTGCAGTCTGATTCTTTTTAACGGCTACTTGGTTAATTTTTAACGTATATGCGGTATCGCCTTGGAATCCAACCATTAGTGCATAAGGAGTATCGGTATTAATAGCCACAGGATGATCAAAATCAAATGGTGTCCATCCACTAGTAGAAATAATAGCAGCGCCATTAGCATGATATGTAGATACTGAACGGAATGACCCTTCTACTACCTTCTCTATTTTTGGAGTAGCCTCACCACCGAATACTTCACACTCAACTAGCTGAACATAAACCTCTGGATTATCAAGACCAACAGCGGCTTTAGAGCCTCTTTTAGGGATAGTTTTAAAAGCTAATTCAACCTTAGGAATGTAAACAATATCAGCACCCTTCACCTTATCGCGGTGAATATAAAAAGTTTGTGCATAATTGAAGAAAGCCATCTGTTATCCCTTATATGATATTAATTTCCGCTACCTTACTTCCATTAATATAACTAGCAACCTTAGATGCTTTAATGTCGATGTAAGATACGGCATATGATGCAGTATTGGTATTTAGTACGTCTGTAAGAACGTTATTATAAATTGGTCTAGAAGCTCTGTCTGAGAGTGGGTAAGTATTATCATAATAGTCAGTAACTACTAAGTATTTTCTTCCGATAGCAGCATTGGCTAGGTAGTAATAATCCGATACAGTTTCACCGTCAAGAGGAACGTTCATCTTTAACAGATATGTAAACACCAACTTACCTTTTGAATTAGTAAGGATTGGTTCTCCAAACTTACCGGTGTGAGCTGAGTTAGCAGCATAATCGGTATATTGGGAATTAGCTGGTTTTAATCTATCAGCGTTCTGCAACTCTCCATTCATATAGACGTAATGTCTAGTATCAGGTTTAAGCCCCGTCACTGTACAAACGAACTGTTGCTCTCTAATTACCTCAATAGTACTAACTTTGATCTTTTTCTTAGGATCAGTGTTTATAATTGTATTAGCAGATACTAATGGCATTTTAAATTACCTCTTAACAGTTCTTACTCTCTTGACAATATCAAGAACGTTTGGTTTAATTGTCATTACTCCAGTAAACTTAAACCCTGGAATAGGCTTAGGAGTTGCGGCATTTGTTTTTTCTTGCGCAATTACCTTAATAGGATCAAAAGGTAGAATAACAGAATAGTCGCCAATATCGGTATTTGCAGATCTATTTTTCGAGGTTAGCTTAACACCAGTATCGGCAAATCTGTGGATATTAAAGATTGAAGATTGAGTATTTGCTTCAATCTCATTAAAGATCATATTAACCTTTACAGCTTTTTTACCTGGAATAAACTCTGAAGCAGTAGTATCAATTTCACCACGGAACTCTGGGTTTGTTAAATCAGCAATGTCAGGTGAATCGAAATCGTCAACAAAGAATCCATTCTTAAATCTTGCAATAGATGAGTTAGCTGAGCTAGGAATCAATGCATCAAGAACCTTTGATTCAAGTAATGAAAGGGTTGTATAATACTCTAGAATCTTAATACGCTGTTCAAGCTGTCCGATATCTTCCATTGTATATCTGACCGGTTGTGAATGCTGATCAAACAATGACTGAGGAATAGACACTGCGTATTTAAATCTTCGTTCATCAACCGGGCCAGTAGCATTACCTACCTTCTTATCCAAGAACTCAACAAGATTTCCATGCGGTGCCTCTACAATAGAAGGATAAGGCGGAATGGCTAGATTATTAATAGCGATTGTAGATTCAGGTGCTGTAGGAGGAGGCAGAACCTGGTAAGAGTTAGCGCCTTCTAGAAGCTGGAAGTTTCCTTTCTGGTCTAGAATAACTCTATCTACGTGGCCAAGATAGTAGCTTACATTATAAGTAAAATCTTCATCCGGCGCTGGGAAATATTTTGCATCAGTATCAAATGTAATTGTGTTAGATGGATTAACATCTGTAACCGAGCCTAGTGTTGAGCTTAGTTGGGTTGCATTTGCTGTCTGGTTTGCAGATGGTCTAAAATCAATACAATCTCTTAGATCATAATATTGATCAGGTACAGTCGAAGATTTAAATTCTGGAAGTTCAACTGTGTGCATTGTACCAGTTGATGAAGCAAGGTTTGCATTATCGTCAATTGAATATGATGCTTTTGTAAAAAATCTTCTGTTGACAACATCAGGGTCTACATAGTCAAAATTAACCAATAGACCGTCATTTGATCCAGTAGGAATTTCTGCATCTGATGAATTCTTTACCAGATGTGATAGGCCATAGTAGTCGGCGTTTTGACCATCATCGATAAAGAAGTATCTTGTAATGTCTGTTGAAAGGTTAGTAAAGTTAGTTGAGTTAGCTGTCGTAAGCGTAACAGTTGAGTTAGCAACAAACTTATATACTTTTCTCAAACGAAGACCGCCCGGAACACCTAGTGACCAAGGCCCTGATGTATTAGCAGCGTGTGTTGATGTATTAATTTTAACCCATACATTTCTGTTTAGAGTTTTAGATGATGGCTGAATACCAGCAGCATCGGTTACTGAAATAGTATGAGTAACGGTTAGGTTAGCAGCGGTCTGAGTTACAACACCGTTAGATACCTTAACGTTAAAGTTTAGAGTGGTGCCGTTTGCCGATAAGTTAGCAATACGATAGCTACGATCCATTGGTACAGGAACACCACCCGGAAGAACTCTACGATACAACGATGGCGCAACGGTTGCGTTGGCAATTGTTAGGTTAGCACCCGAGACAAAAACAGCTGTTGCGTTCAATACGCTGGATACTCTATACATTAAAAGAGTAGATGAGGTAGTATTACCTACGTAGAAATAATCACCAGCTTGAATGTCGCCTGGAAGAGTTGTCGGAAAGTTTACAATTGGAAGAGATGTAGAGTTACCAACTGTAAAGTAGTTAGTAGCGAACGCTGTCGTCACGTTAGGGCCAAGAATATCAGTCTTAGGTGTAACAATAATTGTCTCTTTTTGCTCAGTCGTTAGAGAAGAGCTTGGAGTATATGGGAATGCTTCACCAGTAGTTGACTTAACGATAGAAGCGTCACCGTTTGTATCTGTCTGAATATCGTCCGCTAGATCGCGATACTTGTAGTTAAGTAGAGTAACTGTCTGTACAGCATCATAGCCAGTTGGGAAGATAAGAGTAGAGAACTTACCTCCGTCTTTAAGTATTGCACCGTTGGATGTAGCTGATGGAGATTCTTTTTCTAGAATTAAGTCTGCTACGGATGATGTAGCATTAACACCAGAGTTATATACAAGTGTTTTAGAATCGCGGAATGTAAACCCAGGATTAATTTTAATATTGTACAAATATACTCTATACTGCGCATTACCTGTACCGATAGCTCCTTGATCATATTCCCATCCACGAATAACCGCTGTACCAACGTTTGCGCCCGAGTTGCCGATTGCTTGTGCAATAACGTTTGCGCCTTGAACAGTAGTATTAGCATATCCCAGACCAATGGTTGAGTTACCTTGACGATTGAATGTAACGGCGAAAACAGCGTTAGCTTTTAGGTGTACTGTTTGACCGACAGAAAATGCTGGTTGACCAAACGACTCTCTTACATATACGTAATTACCGAAATTAAATGATCCTGTTTTATTGTTTGCAGTTGTAGTAGCAGTACCTTTTCTACCATTTAAAGTAGCATTAAAGAATGTTTGTACTCTATGACCATTAATGTAAGCATAACCAGGATCAACAACTACATCGAAATTTGTATTATTAGTAGATGACTTATCTTTTGTGCCGATCATGAAAGGATCAACCACATAGTTACCGTGCGCGTCATGATCGCGCTGGGCCATCTCATCACCTAGACGTGAATACTGAGTAGTACGGTATTGTTTAGTTGGGTTGCCGTCATCAAACTCGGCAAGAATCATGAAACCGTCGATCTTATTTTCAGCTGCTTCATCCAGAACATCTTCTCTATCATGAACTTCTAGAGTAGGAGTAATTTGCAGACGGAATGCGCCAGGTGCGGATTGGTTTAGAGTTCCAGATGCATTATCAAGTAATGCAGTATCAATAGACGAGTTAACAATAGACTCAACTTGATTAAAACCTACTACCACGTTGTTTGGTGAAGTATTGTATTTGCTTACAACAATACGTTGTGGATCTACTCTTAAGAATTGACCAGATTGATAAACCTGTCCTTCTGTAACTCCAAATGCATACCCTTGACCGACTGAGTTTGCCAGATTAGATACAGTTACAGTCATCTTATAATTTCTAGCTGCTAGATTTAGAGCTGATAATCCTACATCGTTTCCTATTGATCGAATAGTAAATATAGGATTTGTACTATATCCCTCACCACCATCTGTAACTATGATGTTAGTAACAACACCCACACCGTCAGTAACCACAACAGCGTCTGCACCTGCGCCGACGATAGATGTTACATTACCTACTGCACCTCCACCAACTACCGATAGGTTATAAGCATTAGTAAATGTCCATTTTGTATTATTAGCAGATGCATTGGCTAAGTCACCAGAAAACGGTTTTAAGATAAGAAGCTGAGTGTTATTGGTATCTTTAGCAGAAGCTGTCACAACTGTAGCGTTAGCAGTAACACCGTCAATGGTTTGATAAATTGAATCACCGTTTGCAAATGTACCTGATGATACATTAACAGTAACTGCAGGGGTAACTACAATTGGATCGGAGTTTGAGAAGCTTGAACCACCATTTAGAACCGTTACTCTTTCAACTGGATTTGAATTTGAATAAACCGTAACAACGTCGCCTGGATTAAACGTATAGGTTGTACCGTTAGCACCAGAGGAAATGTATCTAATGTATAGAGTGTTTAGATCTGGGTTTTTAGATTCAAAGCCATCGATAGCGTCTTCAATAATAGCAATAGTATTGTTAGAATTTTTAACGAAAAAATCTTTTATGGATTCAGCTGATACCGCCTCAGCATCACCATTGGTATCGTTAATTTTAATGTAATCGAAATTAGGATAGAACTGAAACCCACAACCAGAAAGAACAGTACCGTTCTTAAAGATATGACCACCAAATCTCTCAATCTGATTTTGAAGAATCGATTGCAGTTGGTTTAGTTCACGCACCTGTACAGACACTTCCGGTCTGAAGAGAATACGGTAGTAATTGTTTTCTTCCGCGAAGTCGTCAAAAAACGGCGAAATATTTAAGTCGGTCTTTAATGGCATTTCTGTCCTCTTAGAATTCTACGATCAGCTTATAGGTTTCTGATTGAGAATTAGATCTTTGAATAAATTCTAGGTTCTCTGTATATAGGATCTTTCCAGTAAATGGTACCAGATCAGGTGGTAGAACATCCAGTACAAGAGCAGTACCACCAGAGGTATTACCAATCAAGTTTTCACTTCCTGGTGTAATTGTTCCTTGCAGATCAGTAGCGTAAATATACGAGTTAACATTCAGGGCGTTATTAGCAAAAGTATGTACGTAACCGTTAGATGTAGCTTGATCAGTTTGATAGATTATTTCATCTTGCGTAAACGAGCCTTGAATTGAGTTAGAACTAATGGTTAGTTTTGATCTCTGATCAAATGTAGAGAAGCCCTTAGTAACTCCGTTAACTTTTACATCAGAAACTTCGGCAACCGTTCCAGATACTTTACCTACTACAAGCTGATTATTAGTAGCAGCGCAAGTACCCTCAACATTACCTACTAAAATAGAAGATGCTTCAATAGCACGAATATAACCTCTAGCCTTAATCTCTACAGCATGAGCATTTGCAGCAGTACAAGCAAAACCACCATTTCCAGAAAGCTGTATCTGAGATGAGTTAGTGACTACTACTACCGTATCAATATAATGTGATGAGCCGTTTGAAACGTAAACATAATCTCCTACTTTAAATGCTCTATCTAAATCTACTGGATTAGACGCATTAGCATTAAGGGTATTGGCAACTGTAGAAATAGATACCTTGCCTTGCAGATCTTTTGGAATAATTTCAAATACTTGCTCACCCAGTACGAAGTTGCCGTCAATACCTGTTAGTGTGAGCTCTACGTTTGCAAACTTTGGATCTTTAATAATACCAATAGTTCTGTAATCATTAGTGGTAGGAATAGTATCAGCCTCGGTATTGGCAAATGTAAAACTGATCGATACATGCTTAGCTTGAAGCTCAGTTTCTGCGTCTGATCCATGACCACCGGACGGAGAAATAATAGGAACAAGGACTGCGGTGTTTGATGTACCACCGGTATTTCCTACTACGGTTGCGTATGCATAGTTATAGTCATTTCCTCTATCTAGAATTTCAATCTTATAGATGCTGTTGGAAGAGGTTGCATTTACAAGTGCACGAGCTTTCGCATCTGCGCCGTCACCTTTAATAATAACTGATGGAGTAATTTCATAATGAGATGTAACGTCAGGTCTAGTAGAAAAAGCAGATTCAATAACGATTAGCTTCTTAGATGAATCAATATAATAATCAATAATTTGCTTTGATTGACCTTTACCAGTACCATCAACAATAGTAACTACTGAATCAACATAGAAGTCGTTATTGGGTGATGCATTATTAGCAATCTCATATAGAACAGTATTACCGCCCACGGTAATTTGTTGAGCAGAGAATGTGTTAGCCAAAAAGGTGTCGTATCTAGAGCCTTTATATGATACTTTAATAACGTCAATAGCTCCTGGTATGGAGTTACCAACAACGTTAGCGTCTGGGGTTACAGGTACGAAGTTCTTAGATGCAAACTTATCATAATCATTTCTAGTGATCGTATACATGTACTTCCACTCATACCCATCAGATGTTGAATAATATGGCTCATCTGCATTAGTATCTGCCTTAGATGGAGGAACAGTTGATGGTAAACCATCATTATTATAAAGAACTTTAAACACATACAGCTCAGAAGTAGATGTTGAGTTAACAACTACGTAGTATTGTTTTCTTGTCAGATCGATATTATTATCATACATGTCATAGATGGTATTTGACACCCAGTCATATCTCTTAATAGTTGACTTCACATCTGTGTTAGCAATCTTCTTACCAAACACCATCTGTTTGTAGGAGTCATAGTAATATTCTTTAGGGTTATTTGATGGATCAGGCACAGTATCATCACCGTTAGGATATGATAGGGAGCGGCTGGCAAACGCGTAATAGTTATTATTAACGGATGATCCATCAACCGACTTAATAAACTCTTTAAGAGTATTTAAACTGAATTCAGGCGTAATAAGATATGAAGGCATGTTTTTTCCGTTTATGTAACTTTCTCTTCACTGATGATTTGTAACACTACTACATTAGCAGTATTTGTAGCTGATGTATTGCTGCCGTAGTAGATAACGCTATTTGCACTAGTATTTATTTTGTTGTTTGAACTATATGCAAATGTAGCGTAGTAGGTGCTTCCTACTTTTTCTATATCAGTTAAAGTTTGAACATTATATACTAACCCGTTGGCATATTTCTGGAAGAAGGTATTAGCTGCTTCTAGTACTGAATTAGAAGAAGAAATATTTCCAAGTTGTGTGCGTATTCTGCGACTACTATCAATTGAAGAGATAGGAGTGCTTACATCACGCACCTTACGAATCTTACCAAAGAATCTGGTTCCAGCTACGTGTAAGGTATCTCGAACAATAGTATCGTATTTATATACCGGAATAGCAGATCTAATCTCATACGAGAAATCTTGGTAATAATGTCCGTCTGGTAGATATTTATCTCCAGATAAGAAACCCTTGTTGGAAGCGTATGAGCCTTCTGAAACGCCTTGTTTTTTAACTTCTGCACGAGCCACACCACCTGTACCAGTACCTTCGACAGGTAACACTTCTACGGAAGAGTTTCCAACATATCCATATCCGGAGTTAATAATTTGTACGTCAGTAATAACACCAGACGCTTTTTTAGTATCTGATAATATAACGGCATTGTTGCCAGCTACTTGCACGCTGTTATCTTCTTCTACTCTATCTACATAAGCATCAAAACCAGAGTCTTGACCGGTAATAGTCATACCAGCCTTAAAGCTTTCATTAATAGAATATCTTCTCAGTCTAACAAATGAGGTATTTGCTGTATCTGTACGAACCGAACCCTTTGCAATAGATGTCAGATTAGAATAAGAGGTATTAGAGAATGTACCTGTATTTGATCCAGATCTGCTCAGCAGAGAAAAAGTATTATTAAATGTACCTTGTATATCCTTGAGAAAAAGAGATGAGCCTACAGTTTTAACAACGAATCCGTTAGCAATTTCTACTAATGATCCGTTTAATTGATATACTTGATCGTTATTCTCAAACGAACCAGACACACCATTCAATCTAAATGTATTTGCAGAAATAGTATTTGAAACTATTTCATTATTATAGAAAACACCAGTTGCATTTGAAATAAAAACAACGTAATCTTTTAGATCAAGTGATGAAACAGGAATATCAACAACTTTAGTTTTTGGAGGAACTGTATATCCCTCACCTCTGTCTAGATTAACGATAGTATTGGCCGAACCAATAGTCTGGTTGAGGAAAGTTAACCCGGTTAAAATAATACTGTTAAGATTAGCCCCTGGCTGTTTTGGAAGCATATATCCGTTAGCATTAAGCGCTATTGAATCGTATTCAGAAGGAGCACTTATAATAGTTGTTACGTTTGCAGTTCTTCCTGAAGAATCTCCAGTTAAGGTTTGATTGTTCAAAAAAACACCATTAGTATTATTGAGAAAAATTAAAGCATTATTACCGCCAAGGCTTCTATATTCAGCTACGTTTCCGAAAATAGATGAAGATTGTCTAGCAATCTCACCTACTGTGAATGCTCCAGCTGAATTAGCAACTACTAGTTGTTTAACAGTTGTTGGTGGTTCAGCAATAATATCGCTATTTACTCTAACGTCCTCTTGGTTTTCTAATTCACCTACATCAAAAGACGCATCAAGTACAATTTCTTGAAGCTCTACCTCGGTACATGTTCCATACACATTAGAATACAATGCTCTTACAACGTTACCGACTGTATTTGAAAATGCTGTTGTAACAGTAGAATTTGATACGCCAACTAACATCATTACAGCAGAATAGTTGTTAGTAGAAGGCTCATAAGTATACGTTACATCTATTACCTCACCGTATGGTGTTGTGTTAGTAATTGAGTTAGCAGTTGCGCTTATCGCATTAGCTGTAGAAGAATTGCCTAACCAAACGGTATTACCAGCACCAGCTGTAAAGGTTCCAATATTAGGAACAACAGTATATGTAATAACGTTTGCAGCTGCAGGTGTTATTTCAAGAAGATAGCCGTTTGCTTGTTTAGCACCATTTGCATAATATTGAGTGATTGAAAGCCCATTTACAATATCGGTACTATTAACGTTTCCAGCAAAGTTATTAGCGTTAATTTTTATTTTAGGTTGTGTAATAGTATCAAGGAATAGATATTCCCCGGTAGTGTTAGGATAAAAATCACCGACGGTTTGAACGTGGGAAAGATCAATGTTAGCAAGATAAAGAATCTTTTCTGCCACATATACTCTTGAGGTGTTGTTTTGGGTTGAATATCCCCATCCTTGATCAGCAATACTAAAATCAACCGCACCGATTGAATTAGCAGTTGCAGCAACTCGAGCCCTGCCGAGAATACCACCACCTCCGGAGATATTTAAAATATCACCGACAGAATAATTTGCACCACCATCTAGAATAATAAGATCTGATAGTGACCCAATGATTTTTGGACAGTCTACTACAGTACCATCATCAGTAATAATCTCGTTAGTCTCAAAGTCACCAGAGAGATTAGTTAAAGAGATAATGTCAATATACTTACCAGATGCGCGCTTTTTATAGTACGATTGAACGAACGCCGTAGAACCAGAGGTTAGTCCTCTAATTTGTCTACGAACAAAATCTTTTGTTCTTGGTGAATAAGATAGCTCTAGATAGACAGGCTTGTTCCATTTTCCTGAAGACAAAGACATGATGTCTTCTGATGGGTAATAGATTTCTGGATCGTCACCATATACTAATCTAAAAAATAAAGTAAACGCCCTCTCTGTGCCCTTTGAACGGTATAGTTCTAGAGCATGCTTTAGAAGCGTTCTTCTATCTGTTTCAATGTTAAACTGAATATTCTTAGCATACTTTTCTTTAAAGTGTACTAGGAAAGAATCAGGAGTAAGATCAATATCTTTGAATTCGGGCAGATTACGAATATAGTAATTTACCTTATCGGTTTGTTGCATCCATTCATAGTATGCTCTAACAAACTCAATAAAGTTCGGCCCCTCTTCCTTATAAAAGGAAGGGAACTGCTCTCTAATAAAAGGCGTTAAAAGGGTTTCTATCTCTTTCATTATTCTCTTACTGCATTAACTGTTACGATAATATCTTCTGTTTTAATTTCAAGAATAATGTTTTGACCAGTCTCAATATCTTTCTCTAAAGGCTCGGCAATAATTTTTAAATCATCACCTTCTAATTGAGAAATGTTAAAGTTTCGAATGTTTACTCGACCGGTTGCGTAGTCAATATCACCGATAACCGCAACAGTCTTAGTTACAGCATTTTCGGTAAATACAATACGGACAGAACCTGCACCGTCATCCTCTAAGGTACATTTCTTGCCTTCGTAAGTAAAGCGTGAAGATGTAAGTGCTTTTCTTAGTAGATCGGAATGGTTTTCTGGTAAAGCAGAATATGTGTTATTAAGTGCAGTACCAAAGTTAATTGTGAATGTTAGACCGCCTGTGTTGAGGGTAGGTCTGTATTTTTTAATTAGTTTGAGATCGCAAGTTGCCGAAACAATGGATGGATGGGCGTTGTTAATTTCTTCTAGCAGTTTTGAATTACGGAGTTTAACTTTAAAGTCAGATAGATTGCCAATATTATATTGTTCAATAACACCCACTACTTGTGTCTTAATATCATTAGGTGAAAGAGATGTAGTAGTAAAATTATACTTTACAGTAGTCTCTACTCGTGCGAATGTAAATTCAGGATCAATAAAGATTGGCTCAATAGAAACCGGGGTTCTTGGTTTCAGAAACGCAATATATTCTGCTTTCTTAGAGTCAGGAATTCCATCAGCGTCTTTAATGTCGATAGAAAGAAAAACTTTACCGTATTGTTGAGGGGTAGCTTCCTCACCACCATACACGGCAATAGCTTGAATTTCTGGATAATTTTTAATAAGAAGAGTTTCGTAATCAGACGCTGTAACCGCACGCTCTTGAGTTTGAAAGTGTCTTGGAGCATTGAATCTAATTTCATTAGTATTTTCTGCAACAGCACCTCTATTAGCTGACGTACGAGTTATAATTTGTACATTGGCATGTCCATCAATATTACCGTCATTAACGAACACACGACAACCGTTTGGAAGCTCACCAGAAGAGATTCTATATTCAGCTAGAACGGCTGCACCATTCACAGGTTTTCTTCCGTAGGTATTGTCACCAAATAGAATTTCATATCTATCGCCCTCAGCCGGCTGTAAGAAATAGACTGAAGAGGTTGCACCAACGTTAAATAGAGATTCTGCCTGGCTGTATATAATAGTGTTTGAACCAGCATTTTCTGTAACGGTTACTAGAATCGATGAAATATCAATAGTAGGATTAGATAGAAGGAATCTCTGTACTGGAAGAGAATAGTCCATCACGAATTGATCGGTGACATATGTACCTTCGAAAATAGGAAGCTTTTGAGTAAAGAATGCTCCGTTGGCATTCTTATCAGTAATAACTATATTCTCTTGAGTAACAAATGAAAATACGTTTGACCCGTTTCTTGAAGAAAACGATGTTCCCTTTGGAATAGTAACGTTTAGAACGTTGTTAGTAGAAGGATAAACAAATAGGTCAATCTCTGCTCTTGACGATCTAAATGAGCGAGGAATATAGTTTAATTCTTTTGCGTGAGAGATTACTGAATCTCTTAGCTGTGCTGAATCTAAGAACATCTCACTAGCAATCATATTAAGATAGAAGCCGTTCAAGAACGTATTATACGCCAACAGGTCCATAAGAACAGACATGTTAGAGCCTTCAAAGTTATAATCTTTGAATTTGTCCTGTGATTTTAAAAACGACTTAAGGTTAGCTTTGACTTCATCAAAGTCTAACGTTGCCAGATTGAGTGTTGATTGGGATGGCATTATCTGATCCTATACAGTTTGAAATCCATAGAAACGGGCTCTACCTTATTTAGGATGCGAAATTTTAATGATACGAGATATGCATTCTCATCTAGAGATGCTTTAACTGTAATGTCTTCAATCGCCGCTCTTGATTCGTAATTTCTAATAGTAGTTTCTATAGTTGTTTTAAGTTGCTGCTCTATCGCCGGACCAACTGGCTCAAATAACATAGCAGTAATATTGCATCCCATTATAGGATCAAAAAAGCGCTCGTAATTATTAGTAAGCAACAGATTGCGAATGGAGCGCTTTACAGCGTTCTCATTTGTAAGACGAAGCACGTCTAGGGTATCTGGATGAATATCCAAATCCACATGAAAATCGCTAGACGTCTCAGACGATCTAGGTACTTGGGTATATTTGTCTGCTCTTGTTACTTGTGTAGCCATGTTAGTTTATGTTTATCTTAGGGGCTACCATAGTAATTGAATCTTGCGATGCCATCATCATAGGGCCCCTGGCGGTAAAAGCTATCGCAGAATTAGAGTTCATAATAATGGCACCGTTAGCAATTTGAACGATGTTCTCACCAACTTGAATAATTAGGTTCTTAGTAATGTAATCAATACGGTTCTCTTTAACAACGTTAAAGTCGTTACCGACAGTTCTAAATACTTTTCTACCATCATTACTTATCTCACAATAGGTGCCTGTAGCGTGACCGACTAATAATCTTTCTTTACCTGGTGTATCGTCTACTTCCCAAACATGGCCGCCTTCAGTACGTGAGGCTTTATTATATGGATATGCTGACGAACCAGCAAAGTACGAAGGAGGTTCTCCTGCAATAGGCTTCCAACCCGGCTGCTGTAAA